ACCAGCCAGAAGGAATGTCTGATGAAGATTGGGCAGACTGTGTAGCACGTAACAAAGAACATCTTGTTATTATGTTAGCTAAAGATTATTGGACTGATGAAGATATGACTGCTATGACGGCTGCTGCTGCTTAAAGGAACCAACATGGCTATTGATTATCGTGGTGAGAAGTTTGCAGGCTACAACAAGCCTAAAGCGTCAGCTAAAGGTAATAAAAGCCATGTAGTGCTTATCAAAGACGATGGTAAAGACCGCATGATCCGCTTTGGCGAAAAGGGTGCGTCTACAGCAGGCAAACCCAAAGCTGGCGAATCAGAAGCTATGAAAGCCAAGCGCAAGTCATTTAAAGCGCGTCACGCTAAGAACATAGCCAAAGGTAAAACCAGCGCAGCTTACTGGTCTAATAAAACCAAATGGTGAGGAATTAGCATGAGCCTTTACAGAAACATTGCAGCAAAAAAGAAGCGCATTAAAGCTGGCTCTGGCGAAACCATGAAGAAAGCAGGCATGAAGGGTAGGCCCACAGCTAATGCCTTTAAACAAGCCGCTAAGACAGCAAAGCCCGTATCTAAAAAGAAGGGTAATAAATAATGAAAGGCGTGAAGCATTATTTAAAGAATGGCACTGAACATAAGGGTGCTATGCACAAATCTAATGGCATACCCATGACGGGTGCTAAACACACCAAGGGAAGCAAAGACTTGTTTCACAAGAAAGAATTGTCAGCCGCAGTCAGAAAGAAAATTAAATAGAGGGTTTTGCCATGCCAAAAGGGAAGGGTACATACGGACATAAAGTGGGTCGTCCATCAACTAAGCCAAAGAAAACAAAGAAGAAGTAATTTATGGCATTGATACCGCTAGATTTACCAGCAGGCGTTTACCGAAACGGCACTGACTTGCAAAGCCAAGGGCGGTGGCGTGACTCTAATCTTGTGCGCTGGTTTGATAATACGTTACGGCCCATTGGTGGCTGGCGTACACGCAGCGATACGGCTAGTGCAGGGCAAGTGCGTGGCATGAAGTCTTGGATTGCGAATAACTCAGATCGTTGGATTGCGGCTGGTAGTTATAATAAATTATATGCTTACAGTGGCGCAGGAGTTCAGTATGACATTACGCCAACAGGTTTAACGGCTGGTAATGAGAACGCGCTTAACCCTGTGGGATTTGGCACAGCGTTTTATGGGCGTGAATACTACGGAATAGCACGACAAGAAGCGGTCACTATTACGCCAGCTACAACATGGTCGATGGATTCATTCGGGCAGTATTTAGTGGCCTGCTCAAGTTCAGATGGAAAAGTTTACGAATGGCAATTAAGCCCTTCAACAAAGGCGGCTGTGGTAGCTAATGCCCCTGTTAATAATCGTGCAATCCTAGTGACAGAAGAAAGATTCTTAATGTGTTTGGGTGCAGGCGGTAATCCACGTTTAGTTCAATGGTCAGATCGTGAAAATAATACAGTATGGACACCAGCAGCGACTAACGAAGCTGGCAGCCTAGAACTACAGACTACAGGCCGTATTCAATGTGGTGTAAGGGTGCAGAACCAAGCATTAATATTGACTGACACTGATGCTCATGCAGCCACTTACTCTGGCCCACCTTACGTCTTTGGCATTGAGCGCATAGGCACTTCATGCGGCATTGTGTCTACTCAAGCGGTGGCGGTTGTAGACAAGGGTGCTATTTGGATGGGTAGCCGATCATTCTATACCTACAGTGGTGGTGCAGTAACCGAAGTTAATTGTGAAGTTGCTGATTACGTTTTCTCTGATATTAACCTAAGTCAGATTAGCAAGGTTTGCGCTGTGCCTAACGCCAACTTTGGTGAGATTTGGTGGTTCTACCCATCGGGCAACTCTAATGAGAATAACCGCTATGTCGTGTTTAACTACAACGATAACACTTGGGCGATTGGCGTTTTAGCTAGAACGTCTGGTGTGGACGCAGGCGTATATCGTCAGCCCATTATTGCCTCTGCAACCGACAAGAAACTATACGAACATGAAATTGGCTTTAACTACGATGGTGGCGAACCATTTGCAGAGTCAGGCCCGATAATTATAGGCAATGGCGATAATGTTATGTCTGTGACCAAAATGATACCAGACGAAAAGACCCAAGGTGATGTTGACGCAACTTTTAAAACTAGATTCTATCCCAACGATGTGGAAAGAACATATGGCCCTTTCAATATGGCTAACCCCACTAGCCTACGTTTTACTGGGAGACAAGTCAGAATTAGGATTGAAGGTGTTAACGCTGATGATTGGCGTGTTGGTATCAATCGACTTGAAGTCATACAAGGTGGCAGACGTTGAGCATACTCGACCAACCACCCAGACTGATTAATTTAAACTGGCTTCAATGGGCGCAAAGAACATCAGCCTGGTTAGCATTAACGCGCAGTGCATTACGGCATAAAGGAGCCAGTGAATCAGCAGCAGAGGATGGTGTATTGCTCTGGAATCAAACGGGTGAATACCCTGTTGTTTCAGTCGATGGTGCTTATGTGCCTGTACAGATTGCGCGTGGTTATACAGTGGCGGCATTGCCGACAGGTGTAGTTGGTCAACGGGCTTATGTGACTGACGCAGCCTCACCTAGCTTTGGCGCAGCAGTCTCAGGCGGTGGAGCAGTTGTTATCCCTGTTTTTAGAAATGCAACAGCCTGGATTGTCGGATGAACGAGTTAGACAGATGCAGAAAATGGATAGAGGATGCGCTTGAATATTCGGGCGGCACACACACTTTTGAAGATGTTAAAAATGGTATAATTGAGGGCAAATCACAGCTATGGCCTGCGGCTAATTCTTGCCTAGTTACAGAGATTACGCGGTTCCCTCAAAAGAAGGTTTTACACGTTTTTTTAGGTGGTGGAAACTTAGAAGAAATTAAGGGTATGCAGCCAGATTTAATCAGTTGGGCAAAGGCCCAAGAGTGTGAAAGTTTGACAATGAGCGGTCGCAAAGGCTGGTCAAAAGCATTGGCAGACATTGGTTGGAAATCCCAATTAGTGCTATTAGAAAAGAGGTTTTAGGTATGTCAAAAGGCGGCACAACATCAGGCAGCACAGAAATTCCAGCATGGTTGGAAAATGCAGCGATTGAAAACATCAACAAAGCGCGTGACGTATCCCAAATTGGCTATGTGCCTTATTACGGGCCTGATGTAGCTGCGTTCTCGCCTATGCAACAACAGTCTATGCAATCTACGGGTAACGCTGCTAGTGCCTTTGGATTGGCCCCACAAGGCTTTAATGCTATGGCTGGTATGCCACAAGCAGAAACCTTTGCAGGCGGCTTACAGGGCTATTCTAGTGCGCCTTTGTATGAGCAGTCATTGGATAACCTGTTTGCTAATGCACCAGGCCAATATCGCGCCATGAATGATATGTTCATTGACCCATTCACAGGGTCAGCACCAAGAAGCGGATATGGTGCTACACCCATCCAAACTGGTCAGATGATTTCTGGTGGTGGTGATAATGGTCGAAGCCCATACGGTAATGACGCAAATATTGACCATTTAAATCGCATGAAAGAACAGGGTACTGCTGACGTTTACGACTCAATTTATCGTCAGAACAAGTCAAGTGATTTGGTAGGAGGTGATACGTTTGTTGGTGACGATGGGCTTAATTACACAGTTGGCTACGATGTTGGTCAAGTAGACCCTGCTTTGGCTAACGCAGTACAACGAAATAAAATTAACGAGGTGCGTAGCACAGGTTCAGCCATAGGAAGTATGATCGGCAATACATTGCAAGATGGTTTGCTTGGAAGAGTATTTGAAGGAGTTACAGGCGTGGCTCCATTTAACTCTAATGATGCGCCAATAGGCAGTTTATCAAACGCTGATGTAAATGATGGTAGGTTTGCTAATATTATTGGTTATGAGCAAGAAAATGCTAGGGCGCAGTCAGACGCAGCACTACGACAACAAATTGATGCGTATAGCCAGCGTGGCGATATGTACCCGTCACAAATTGAAGGCGGTTTATTAAATGGTACGCCATTGGCTTCAAACAATATTGTAGATTTGTCAGCAGCTAGGCAAGCAGAAGATTTAGCCGCACAGCAAAGAGCAGCGCAAAGAGTAGCAGAAGAAAGAGCTCAGTCAGCATTAGCGGTTCAATATGCAAATGAGCAAGCGGCAGCAGCACAAAGAATGGCGGCTGAAAAAGCAGCACAGTTAGCGCATGAGCAAGCAATGATTGCAGCGCAAAGAAGCACAGTTAACTCAGGCGGTGGCGGCAACCCAAACAAGGGCAATAATAGTTCTGGCGGCTACGGAAAGAGTAAAGCACCAGGCGAAGCTGGTTCAAGATTCGGATTATAAGGAACAACATTATGGCAGGCGCACCTACAGGCGGTTTTAACGTCAACACAGCAGCAGCAGGCGGCATCCAACAAGCAGGAATGGGTGCGGCACAGGGTATGAATTATCGGCCTATGGCAATTACTGCGCCAACGCAAGATAGTTTGCAGCAGTACACTAATCCGTATGAGACACAGGTTGTGAACCAATCTCTTGCTGATTTAGAACGAAGCCGTCTTATGGCCCAGAATGTCGGTGGCGCACAGGCAAGCGCAGCTAACGCATTTGGTGGCTCACGACAGGGCATTGCAGAAGCAGAAACCAATCGGGCCTTTGCAGATCAAGCAGCCCGTACAGCGTCAGGATTGCGGCAGACAGGCTACCAGAACGCACAGACAATGGAACGCCAAGCGCAAATGCAAAACCAGCAGGCAGGCTTATCGGGCGCACAACAGCGTTTAAATGCAGGCCAACAGCTAGGCAGCTTGTCTAACCTTGGTTTTGGTATGGGTCAGACTATTCAAAGCCGTATGGATCAGCAAGGCGCAATGCAACAAGCATTGAATCAACAGCTTATTAACGCAGGCAAGAATCAATACGCTGGCTACACTGGCGCACCAGCGCAAAGCCTACAGTATTTGTTACAGGCCGTAGGTGGCGCACCAACTCCACAGAATACAACTCAAGGGTATTCGCCTGGTTTGTTTGATTATTTAACATTAGCAGCGAGTATCTAAAATGGGAATATTAGACAGCATTGGCACATATTTGGGTGATGAAGAAAATCGTCTAAGGTTGGCATCAGGCTTTGCAGGGCTTAGTGGTAATCCTAACGCTGGCAATATTCAGCAAGGCTTACAAAACCGCCTTTCAGTCTTGCAAGATGATCGTAAGCTAAAAGCTGCTACTGAATTGGAAGCAGATAAATTAAAACGCCATACATCTATGGCTTTGCAGATACTAGGAAACAATCACCCCGAAATATCACAGTTATTAGCCAATGGGTTTTTAACACCTAACCAAGCCATTACAGAGTCGCGTAAACCTAAATCTGAAAGGGGAATGTTTAAAGGTGCTGATGGGTTTAATTATTACATAGATGATCAAACTCGCGTATTACCTAACGCGGTATTGCCACCAGAAAAAGGTACTGCGGCTATGCAAGAATACAATTATGCAGTTGGTCAGGGTTATGAAGGTGATTTAAATAGTTATATTTTAGGCCAAAAAACTGCGGGTGCGCCTAAGACTGAGGTTAGTTATAACGGATCATCGGGTGCGCCAGCAAAAGCACCTGACGGCATGACTAACGTAACTGATATAGCCACTGGTATTGTCACGCAAGTGCCAATTAAGGGCGGTGTGGTTGATATTGGTGCTCAAAAACAAGTAACAAATGCAAACAATGCGTTAGCAACTATTGAGAGTGCGTTAAATCACCCTGGTTTAAATGCTTCTGTTGGTTCAATAGATTCTAAGTTTGTCAGCCTTTCACCTGATGCGGTTGCTTTTGAAGCCTATCACGATCAAATCAAAGGTAAGGCGTTCTTAGCAGCGTTTGAATCATTAAAAGGTGGTGGTCAAATTACAGAGGTTGAGGGTTTAAAAGCAGAACAAGCCACGGCTCGTTTAAATCTAGCGCAAGATGAAGAGGATTATAAACAGGCTCTTAGAGATTTAAAAAATGTTATTTACGATGTTTTAGAGCGAAATCAGGGCATATTAAATTCCATTCCAAACAGCAACAATAATGATCCATTAGGAATCCTATAGGAATAATTTATGTCTTTACAAGATATTAGAAATAAGTTTCCGCAGTACGATGATATTTCAGATGGTGATTTAGCATATAAACTTTATGCCAAAAATTACTCAGATATGCCTATGGGTCAATTTGCAGATCAAATGAATTTATCGCGTGATGAATTTTCTTTTATGATTGCTTCTGCTAGAAAAGCTGGCTATACGCCAACGTCAAGAACGCAATCAAAAGACAGAGTTATTGAAGATTTAGGTGGTACAGGTATTTTAAGATCAGCTATTCAAACTGCTACATTTGGTGGTGCTGATGAAATCGTTGGAGGCGGTGCGGCACTTGGTCGCAAGCTGATGGGTGATGAACGCCCTATTGGGGAAATATACACTCAAGAACAACAAGCAGAAGAGGCTAGGCTTAATCAGTATCGTAAAACTGACCCCGTTAAAGCTGGTATTGCTGAGTTTGCAGGCGGCATGGTGGCTCCATTTGGTGTCGTTAAAAATGCTAAACAGGCTTTGGCTGCTGGTACAGGAGTGGGTGGTCTTACAGGATTTTTATCTGGCAAAGATGGAAACCGATTAAAGTCTGCTGGATATGGCGCTTTGTTTGGTGGCTTGCTTGGCCCTGCTGCCTATAAAGGTGGAGAACTTGCTGCAAGTTCTTTTGGTAAGGCTTTACAAAATAGGGCTAAGAAGTTAGCTACGGCTGGTGCGCCCACTGCTTCCCAGTTAAAAAAAGAAGCTGATGAAGCCTATAAAATTGCTAAAGATAGTGGTGTTGTTATTGACCCCGATCAATTTAATAGTTTTGTAGACAGTGTTATCAAGTCTGTGTCAGGAAAGTCTAGGGTTCAGCAAGAAGCTATTGACGAATTGATGCCTAAAATGAAAACAGTTAAAAATATGCTTGAGGGCAGTGTGGGTGAGCAGTTAGGTCTTGATGATCTTGAAGCATTGCGCAGGATTGCAAAAATACCAGCAGGGGATATAACTAACCCAGATCAGCAAAGAATGGCTATGACGATTGTTAATGCCATTGATGATTTGATGGAAAACATCGACCCAAAACAAATGCAAGGCGATTTATTTCAAAAGCAGCTTAAAGAATCCGTTGGTGGTGCATTTAAAGATGCTAGGTCAATGTGGGGTAAGTTGCGCAAAACTGAGCAAATAGATGAACTTTTACTTAACGCTGGCACTTATGCTGGCGGTCTTGAAAGCGGCATTAAAAACCAATTAAATAGCATTTTAAGAAACCCTAGAAAACAAAGAAATTTCACTAAAGCAGAGTTAAAAATGATGCGTGAGATTTCAGAGGGTACGCCATTAGGTAATCTAGCTGGCTCTGTTGGTCAAATGGGATTATCAGCGACAGGAGGCCGTAACGTATTCAGCGCAGGCACAGGTATGGCAGCAGGCGGTACGGCTGGATTTGTTATTGGTGGCCCTGTAGGTGCGGCTATTGGCGCAGGGGCAGAATTAACGGCTGCAACCGCTTTAAAATATGTTCGTGAAAAAAGCATGGAACAGCAAGTTAAAATATTGCGAGATTTAATTGCGTCTGGTCAGGTTGAAAAGTTTGCTAATCAGGCTCCCCAAGCCTTTGCAGTAATTCAGCAAGCGGCACAAAAGATAGGCCAAAGCACCATAATAAACAACACACCAGAATTACAACGCACTGAGCCTCGCGGCTTATTGTCGCAATAGAAGGATTTAACAATGTCAAAAATGTCACAACAGGATATTCAAAGCGCAATTAAAACGGCTATTCAATCAGCCATTGATTACGTTGATTCAGATATTGCAGACCAACGAGAACGCGCTCAAAGCTACTTTGACGGCAATGTTGACTTAGAGCATGAAGAGGGTCGTTCTAGGGTAGTGTCTACTAAGGTGCGTGATGTGGTGCGTGGTGCAAAGCCTAGCTTAATGCGTATCTTTATGAGCAATAATAAGTTTGTGGAATTTACGCCTAAAGGCCCAGAAGATGTGGCTAACGCAGAACAGGCTACAGCTTATTGTCATTGGGTGTTTAACAAAGTAGGTGGCTATAACGTATTAAGTAATGCGATACATGACTCCCTGGTTAAAAAAGTAGGCGTGGTTAAAGTCTGGTGGAACCAAGAAACCATTGCTAAAACGTACACCTATGAAAACTTGTCAGACCAAGAAGTACAGGTATTGGTTAATAAAGAAGGTGTTGAAGTTGTAGAACATCGACAAGAAATAGAAATGGAAATGGACGAGTTCGGCTTAGATGTTGAACGCAATGTTCACAGTATGGTTATTACGCACAAATATGAAGAGGGCGAAATGGTCATTGAGGGGATTCCCCCAGAAGAGTTTTTCATTGATGGTTCAGCCAAGTCGATTGATGATGCGTATATTTGCTGTCACAGAAGCGAGAAACGCGCAGGCGATCTAGTGGCTATGGGTATTGATCAAGACGTTGTTGATAACCTAAACGGCTCAGATAACGATTCATTGATTGGCAATGTTGAAAAGATACAGCGATTTGGTGATGCAGTTCAAGACGATGAAAGTGTAGAAAATGACCCATCTATGCGCCTGGTTCTTGTCACAGAGGCTTATCTACGCATTGACGCAGAAGGTGACGGCATACCCACTTTGCACAAGTTCTTATGTGGCGGCACTGATTACGAAGTATTAGAAATGGAACCTTGGGACAAAGCCCCGTTTGCTGATTTCCACGTTGACCCAGAACCCCATGCCTTTTATGGACGCTCACTAGCTGAGTTAGTGATTAACGATCAAGACACCACCACTAGCGTACTGCGTGGCATATTGGATAACGTAGCATTGGTTAACACCCCACGCCTTGAAGTTAATGAGGATTTGGTGGAAATGGACGATGTGCTAAATAACGAGATCGGTGCAATCATTCGCAGTGAGCAAATAGGGTCGATTAACCCATTAACAGTGCCTTTTGTAGCAGGCTCCACACTGCCAGCATTGCAATACCTTGATATGCTAGTTGAAGAGAAAACAGGCATTAGTAAAATGAGCATGGGCCTTAACGCTGATATGCTTCAAAACACCTCTGCCACCGCAGCCGCATTGACCGCACAAGCTGGCGCAGGCCAAGTAGAAGTCATGGCTAGAAACCTCGCAGAAGGGACAAAGCGGTTATTCCAGCTAATGCTACACGTTGCCGTTAAAAACTCGCCAGACGAGCAAATGATGCGTTTAAACGGGCAGTTTGTACCTGTTGACCCTGCCATTTGGGATAGCAGTATGGATATGGAAATTAATGTCGGTTTAGGCACTGGGCAAGAAGATGCCAAGGCCGCAGCACTGATGCAGACTTTCCAAACTCAGCAGCAAATTTGGCAAACATACGGGCCTCAAAACGGCTTAGTTTCAATGACACAAATGCGTAACACTTTATCAGATACCTTGGCATTAAGTGGGTTCAATAATGCAGATCGTTATTATGCACCTATGAATCCTGAGACTGAACAACAGATCATGGCTCAAATGGCAGAGCAAGCCGCACAAGCCGCGCAGGGTGAGCAGGGCGACCCAATGGCTCAAGCATTGATTCAAGCTGAACAGATCAAAGCACAGGCTAAAATGCAGGGCGATCAAATGCGTCTACAAGGCAAGATGCAAGGCGATCAAATTAAGATGCAGGCTGATATGCAAGTTAAAGCCGCACAAATGCAATCTAAGCAGGGCCAAGAACTGGCTGAATTGCAGCTTAAATATCGTGAATTGCAGGCCAGTGATGATTTAGAACGTGATCAAATGAATCAGGACTTGCTTGTTGAAGCCGCTAGGATATTGGGTCAATACGGCACAGCCGTTGACGTTGAACGCGTTAAATCAATGCAAGCAGCCCCACGAATGGGTAATGTTCAATGATCTTAAAAGAGCAGGCTAAAAATTTACTATCGAATGAGACTTTTTTGGAAGTTTTTGTTAGTCTACGAACAAATCAGTGTAATGTTTTCTTACATTCAAAGGCTGATGAAGTTGAAAAACGAGAAGAGGCCCATGCAATGTTAAGGGCTTTAAACGAGTTCGAGAATGTCTTGAAGCGTGTAGTTACCGATCAAGATATGAAAGATAAACGTCTTAAAAAATAGGATAGCACCGTGGAAACGACTACCCCAGTAAGTGTAGAAAGTGCAGCAGAAGCACTATTAACTCCAATGGAGTCAGAAGCAACCGAAGTTAACGAAACTGAAACCGAAGTGGCAGAAGTTGAAGAAACCGAGGTTGAGCAAGAATCAGAGTTGGAAACTGACGATGATGCAGAATATGCAGAATTAGAAGATGAAGATAATGATGAAGTTGAATATGAAGAGTCGGACGAGGAACAAGCCGATCAAAGTGGGCCTGAGACATTTTCCATTAAAGTTGATGGGGAGCAAGTGTCAGTAACCCTAGATGATCTAAAGCAGAGTTTTTCTGGACAACAATATATTCAAAAAGGAATGAAGCAGGCGGCAGAGGCGCGAAAGCAAGCGGAGGAAGCCTATAACGGCTTAAACCAACAGCGACAGCAACTTGACCAGTTTATGCAAAGAGTAGGGCAAAAAGGTTTGATGTTAGAACCCACTCCACCCACAAAAGAACTTCTGAATAGTGACCCGTTAGGGTACATCGAAGCAGATGCGACTTATCGTGAAGAGATGGGCCAATACCAAATCGAACAGCATGAATTAAAGCAGAACCATGAAGCAATGAAGGTAGAGCAAGCAAAGGCTGATAAAGCCAACTTGGACTACAATTTTGCTGAACTCAAACGAGTGCTTCCCGATTTTGCGGATGCTAATAAAGCAACCAAAATGAAGGAAAGGTTACTCAAGCAAGGTATTGCAGAAGATTATACTGCCGAAGAAATTGGCGGCATTATTGATTACCGCGCAATGCGAGTTCTAAACAAGGCAAGGCTTTATGACCAAATAATGGCAGGCAATTCAACAGTTGAATCTAAGCTGAAAAAAGCCCGTCCATTGATGAAAGCTGGAACAAAGAAAATGCCCGATTCAGCAGCAAAGAAACAACGCCAGCAACTATCCAAGTTGAAAAAATCAGGCAGCATACACGATGCAGCCGCATTATTGTTCAATAGTTAAATTTAAATCATTTAGGAAGAATTATCATGGCACAACCAACTAACACCTTTGACACCTACGATACAGTGGGCATCAGGGAAGATTTATCAAATGTTATCTACGATGTTTCCCCAGACGAAACTCCACTGTTAAGTTCTATGGCTAAAGTTAAAGCCACTAACACTTTCCATGAGTGGCAAACCAATGCGTTACGCGCAGCAGCGAATAATCACCATGTGGAAGGGTCGGACACAGGCGCAACCGCAGTTTCCCCGACAGAACGCTTGGGCAACTACACCCAAATCTTCAAAAATTCTGTTATCACTTCTGGCACAAACGATGTTGTTGATGCTGCTGGTCGCGGTAATTCAGAAATGTCATATAACATAATCCGTGTTGCCACTGAGCAGAAGCTGGATATGGAAAAGGCATTGTTTGAGAACGTAGCGCGTGTAGCTGGTAACGCCACTACTGCTCGTAAATTAGCTGGTTTAGGTGCTTGGTTATCAACCAACGTAACCAACATCGGTGCTAACGGAGCCAACCCTGCTGGTTCTGTTCCTGGTGCTACTGCTCGTACTAACGGCACGCAATCGGTGTTTAACCAGACTAAGTTTGACACTTGTATGCAATCAGTTTGGGAATCAGGCGGCAAGCCCGATACTGTTTACCTTTCAGCGTTCCAAATGGCTAAAGCTCTTGGTTTTGATGGTAACAACAACCAGCGTCAAAATGGTGCGGTTGGTCAAGTAAACAACAACATTGCAGTTTACTTAACGCCCTGGGGCAGTGTGTCGTTCCAGCCAGTGCGTGAGAACCGCTCGCGTGACGTTTGGATTATTGAGAAAGACAAGTTGGCACTTGCCACTTTACGTCCAATGAAAAACGAAGCGTTGGCTAAAACTGGTGACAACGAGCATCGTCAAGTGGTCTGTGAGGCGACTTTGGTCGTGCGTTCACAAGCTGCATTAGGTCTTATTGCTGACTGTACAACTAGCTAAGTCATAACTTTGTTATGCACAAGGGGGTGCTTTTGCGCCCCTTTTTTTTAAGGAAATATTATGGCTAAGATTGGCGAGCAATTTTACAAAGACGGGGACAAGTTAATCCACGTCAAGCAGCAAGATTATAGCGGTTCATTAAACCAGGCAGAAGCAATGCGCCAGAACGGAAACGCTCATTTTGGCGAATCTGTGTGCGTAGGCGTGATAGATCAAGCGTTGATGGGCGAGTGGTTAAAAGAGGCTGGCGTTAAGTGGGATGATCCTGCGGCCCAAGATGTGGTTAAGCGCAAGATGCTCAGTGGCGAGTTCGATAAACTACGCGTTTGGCAAGGCAACTATTAGTGTGGAGCAGCCCTGTTGAATTATACCCTGTGCATGTTTCAAGCACTATTGCCCCATCTGGGCAGGCTCACGTTATAGAGCCTCAAACAGCGTCAACGGACGTTACAGAGCGCATGAGCGTTCAACGAATTACGGGGATAGTGGCCTATAAACAACATGGGCCAATGTCAACATTACATTGGGTGGCAAAATGCTAAATAGGTGGTTGTATCCTTGCTGAACTAGCCATAGCCAACGCTGCGTTCTCTGTTATCAAGCAGACCCTATCCAACGGAAAGGAAATCGCTGACGCTGGCTCTGCGCTCACTAAATACTTTGGCGCAAGTCAGTCTATTAAGCAAAAAGCACAGATTGGCACTGGTGATGTGTTAGGCGCGTATCAGGCGAAGCAGGCCATAGAGCGGCAGGAAAAAGAACTAGAGTGGATGCTTAACAAGCAATCTATTCAAGGTTATTACAAATACTGCCAATTTAGGGATGAATTTTACAAGAAACAAAAAGATGCCGCTAAAAAGCAAAAGATACGCCAAGCTAAAATTAACTCAAATATAAATGACGGGTTAATCGCACTCGGCATTGTCATTATTATTATGGCTGCGCTGTTTGGCGTGGCGTTTTATCTAAGGACTTATTAAATGTCAAATATGCCAGACTTTGAGGCAGGCCAGCTAGTTAATGCGGTCACACAATTAAACAAAGACGTTGAAAGCCTAACAAAGACAATGGCTAAACTAAATGATCGCCTGGCTGCTCAAGAGATACAACTAGCCAAGGGCAAAGGCATGGCTGCTGGCGTTATTGTTCTGGCTGCTGTTTTGGGCGGCATATCATCTTATTTAATGGGGAGAATGTAATGGCGTTTCAGCTAGGCACAAATAGCATGAAAAACATGGAGGGCATCGATGATCGACTCATTGACATTGCAGAGCTCGCGATTGCTCTTAGCCCTATTGATTTTGGCGTCCCTTCAAGCGGAGGCTTTCGCAGTACCCAAGACCAAGCTGAACTGTACACCTCTGGCAAATCTAAGTGTGATGGACGAACTAACAAGTCATATCACCAAACTGGCAAAGCCCTCGATGTGTTCGCTTACGTTGACGGAAAGGCCAGTTGGGACACCCTTCACCTTACCACAATCGCCACTGCTATGTTGCAGAGTGCCAGCCAGCTAGGGATAGAGCTACAGTGGGGTGGTCTATGGCGGTCATGGCAAGACCTTCCTCACTTTCAAATCAAGGACTAATTATGAGTTGGCTTAGTTTTTTAAACCCGATAGCAAGTTTAGGAAGCACCTATTTAGAGGGCAAGAACCAGGTTGCCAAGGCTAAGTCAGCAGCAGCCATAATAGGTATCGAAGCAGAGGCAGACGTTAAGGTGGCAGGGGCAAAAGCGGCTCACAAGCTGGCTGATGATGGTCAGACGCAAGACTATAACCTTGACTACATTGCTATGCAGCAAATGGACAAGAGTTATGTAGACGATATTATGATTGCGCTACTGCTTGTGCCAGTGGGTGCTTCATTCTTAGGGTATCAAGAAGAGGTTACAGCAGCCTTTGAATCATTTGCTGTTATGCCAGATTGGTATCAGTATTTGATTATCGGAATTTATGTGGTCAAGTTTGGCCTACGCGGTTTGCTAACCAAGCTAGTGTCGGGAAAACTTGGCGGCATTAAACTTAAATAATTCCCCCAAGCAGCACCCTTGACCACCTACTGTGGTCTTTTTTCTGCTCGACATAAACTTAATCATCCCATTTGTGCTTATACTTATCTGCTTCTGCATCTATTTTGTCTGCATAATCTCGCATTAGCTTAGTTATTCTATGAGAACCTTCTCCAAGGTCAAATTCGATGCTTTCTAAAATTGTTTGTTTTAAAAGATCCTCTAATTTTATGTCATAAGTGTTGGTGCGAAAGCAGTTTGTACAAACACTATCGCCCATAAGCTCAAAAGAAATTTTAGGCGCGTCTTCAAATCCGCTATAAATATCAAAATCTAAATCAGGGTGTGGCGTATTACATTCTGTACATCTTGCTACTGTCATAGTCTATTGCTCTTTTTCTGCCTCATTATTAAGTGCTTCTGTCACCCATTCTGCTAACTTCTGGCCTTTAGCAGCGTTAACCCACTTAGCCTTTTCGTGAGGGTAGCAGCGCACAGTTAACACCGATGATTTAGTTTCTTCTTTTGCAGCGTTAGTGTTGCCAATGCTTCCATGCTGGAAAGGTCTACTTTTTACTTCTACCCATTCAACATTATCTGCCCACACTTTATTATTTACATAATCCCACTTTGTTTTATCAGTCATTAAGTAACTCGCTTAAACTTTTTATATCATTTAACTCTTTTTATAGTCGCCAGCCATTTCAGCCGTATTTATCTCTTCTTCGGTCATTTGATCAAAGAAATAATCAAGCATACAATACGCCTTGCTTCGACCATCTTCATCATCTTCATCAACGCGCATAAATATATCAAGTGCTAAAACAAGCGCCTCATGGTTATTGATTGGTTTTCTGTATCTCATGTATCACCTCCACTTCTTTACTGGCGTTAGTGTTTCCAGTGCTTCCATGTGTTTGAATGTTGCGTCTCATATCAATGCTTCTTTAATTAATTGATTTCGTTTTTTGTCTATTTTGTCATAAAGGTTTTGTGATTGAACAATGCCGCTACAAGCATCAGAAGATCGCTCAATAAAATACTTAGAACATTCCTTGTAAGGCAATCCAACAGCACGAAGGTTAATTATTTTTCTTAACTCTTCACTGCTCCAAGTTACTGATTCACGCGCTGTAATATGCGATTTTATTTCTTTATTTGTTGAATGATCTAAGTTAGTTTCCCACTTGTACGAATCTTTGGCTGTTGCTTTATCAGATAACATCATTACATCACTTTCAGAATAAATAATGCTTGAAACATCTTCACTTATTTTTTCAGATACTAAAGCTCCATTTGTCCATATTTTTTGCATTGATAAATCAAAATCATTACTCATTATTTTGTCCTCTTTGAGCCGCAATTCCATGTTTATTCATAAATGCTCCAAATATTTTGGCATCACAAACCCGTCTATTTCCCAAGGCATATCAACGTATGCCCACAAAAGGTTATTTTCAACAATAATGTCAATATCATCATCTTCCATTAACCCTACTTGCATATCAGTATTGGTGTCGAAATACACAACAAATCTAAACTCTATTGGAGCCTGATCTTTGCCCATTTTGTATTCAATCATCTATCACCGCCACTGCTTCTGCTGCTTCTTTTTTGGCCCTAGCTACCTCAATGTCGGTAAGCCTAGCTGCAAAGCCCTCTGCCATTATTACACCTACAGCCGATAACTCTTCTGTTGGTGCTGTAACGGAAAGCCTTAGAGCCAGCACTAAAGCCTCATAGTGATTCTTTGGCTTATTCATGCGTCACCTCCAAAAAGATAATCGTTTTCTGCAATAAATTTTTTAAGCACAATCTGAACGTCTGCATGGGCTGTAAGGGCAAACTCTTTTGCTTCATCAACAGTTAAGAAGTAGCAGTTACTAAGGTCATGCCCAATGGCTTCTTTGGCTAAGTCAATTTCGCTATCAGCATCTTCTAAAGAGTAGCACTCAGTCTGGCCCGACCATCCCACAACTATTACTTTTTTATCATTCTTTAAAATTTCGTTATATTCATCGGGTATTTCATCACCAAAACAATCAACGGCATTTTCCATATTCCACTCTTCATAGCAAAAATCGTGTACTTCACTTGCCATTTGAATTATGTGTTGCTCGTCTTTTGCTACCCAAATGCTTGGGCTTCTTTGGTGGGGTACTTCTATTATTATAATGCTCATAATCTACTCCTTGCTCCAAGTGCCGCTTGGTCGGTGTGGGCTACTCAACCCATATCCATATTGTATAGACAAAACAGATAATAGTAAAGGGTTATCGGTAATAGAATGTCAATTCACCCAAAGTAAAAAAGGTGGGTGTGCAATAGAACTATCCGAACAGTTTGAGAAGTGTCTGACTTTCATCCAGTTTAATAGCTTAATTGTTTGGACTAGAATTATAAATTAATTATGGGGTGGTTCTAAGTCAGCCAAATTAACCGATTTAACGCCACCCTAAAATTATTATATTTTTTCTAGCACTAAAGGATGGTTTGCTTTATAGTGTCGTTTTTCGCGAAAACACTTTCCGAATATACAGTGTTGAGAATTGGAAAAAGCCAGGCGGTTTAGGGTTGTAAAAATCGTGAATTGTTCGGAAATAAAGGGTTAAGTCTTTGTTTTAATAGATTAAACCCTCAGATTGTGATTCCGGTGGTCGTGGGTTCGAGCCCCATCGTCCACCCCATTACCATTACCTTTCAGCGATAGCCCTTACTAACTTCCGAACACTTCCGAATATTTTTCCGAATATACAGTGGTGTTCATGCAACCAGTTTGGGCCTATTTTAGGGTGGGAGTTACTTTGATTTTGCGATCATAGATTGCCACTTGAGCCGCAGTCTTGTGACCCGAAAATTCTTGCTTATTACCCTCATAGTCAGAAATGGCCTTTGCCTTAATATCGTGAAAGGTAAAATCAATATTTAATTCACCATCATAATTTAGCTTTGCTTCTTTTCTGGCGTCTAATGCCCAATGCCTTAAACAGCCTTGAGTGGGTTGATAACCATTTGCGTCACAAAATACTAAATTAAAATTAGTAATCTTTTGAACGGACAAAGCCAAATCAACAGCCGCTCTTAATCTAGGGTTCCATTCTTTAATTTGTTGCTTGCCTGTCTTGCCTTGTTTGATGTAAATGCCACTTTCTAGTAACTGGCTGCGCGTTAAACTCCACACATCACCTTGTCTAGCCGCACAGCAGTAGCTTATTTCCATTGCCGCAGCTAATAAAGGCCACTTAATATAAGCCTGGTTAAGCCACAGGTTGTATTCCCAATCTTCTATGTATCGCTGTCTAGGTGGCTCAGTAAACTTTTTAACGCCTTTAACGGGGTTCATACTTACTTTGCCATTCTCATAAGCCCAACTAAAGACTGTGCTAAGAAATGATTTCTCACGATTGGCCTGTGTTATTACGCCAGCTTCTTTGCGCTTATCCATGTATTGTCGAATGTGGTGAGGTTTGATTCTATGGCGGTTCATCTTTCCAAACACCAAACTTAATTTATCACCATATTCTGCATAGTCTTTGCGTGTTCGGATTGCCAAACTTTTGTAATTGACGCTTGCCAGATATTGACGGATTAATTCGGAAAACGCACCCGTGGGTTCCTCATGCAGTAACCGAGCAGCATTATACTTTGCCAGCACAACCTCTTTAGGCTCAGTTAACTTGCCCAGACGCACACAGCCACCGCTTTTAGGGCGGTATTCATAGGCTGACTTGCCTATATAGCACCGCACAGGTAGCCATTCTGGGCCTTTGATTCGTTTTCTAGGAGACATAATTAACCCATTGCCGAAAAGTCTGGTTCGTCATTATGCGCCAAGGATTCGCTGAACCGCAAATGCGTAGGGTTGTTAAACGAGTACCAGGTGACATGAGGTGTGCCGTTAGCATCTTTCATAAAGAATATGCCGTGGTCACTTAACACCTTGCACTGCTTGGCTTGTGCTTTGTATCCTGTCACCTTTTCAAGATCACTTTCACTAATTAAATCATTCATTTTCTGCAATCCCATTCTTCTATTTTAGTGCTAGGGCTTAAACCTAGCTTTACTCTGTCTTTAGGCTGAGAGTTTGGCGGCATAACCTTTCTAGCCCATTTTACTTTTGCTCCACGTCTGTTTAGTTCATCTACTAATGATTGGTCTGACACCATTGTTATTGGCACAGGAACTTCTATCTTGACGCTTTTATTCATTACGCAGCCTCTTTAACACCTAGTAATACGCGAGTAAGCCAGCCCAATTTATTAACAGTAATGATATTGTGCCGCCCCTCGTAGCTGTAAGATTTCAATGCAGGTTTAGCCAATACTGGCATAGCAGAACCAATGGTTGTTTTGCGCTTGCGAACTGTTTTAACTGCCAATTTTTCTGCGGCCATTTTTTTGTTTAAGCTGTATTTTTTCATCGAACAAGCATGGGCTGTTCGGTTCAACTTTTTAGCAACCTTTGACATTTTTAAAGTGCTGGTCATAACCAAATGTATATCTTCTGGTGACCATGCTTGATTTTGATTTTTAGCTTTCATTGTTTATATCCTATAAAATTAATTTTTGTTTTCTTTAAAACTACCTTGCCTGGTGCATTTGATCGTCACGCAATGCCTCTGGGTGATGCCATGTAAAGTCTTTGTGATCTACCGACATATTGCAGTCAGAACAATAGTGTTCATCAACATACGAAAGGGCAGCGTCAATGGCGTCATGGGCCTTTTGGTGGTACTCACCTCGATAAATCTCATTGCTAAATTCATCTAAAACGATGGGCAAGAAGCCCACCCCGTCTATTTTCTTAATCATGTAATCCATAACTTCACCTCTAAAATGGTATATCGTCGTCAAAAGCATCATCTGGCCCTCTATCCATGCCAGCCATGACCGCTTCTTTAGCCTGTGCCATTTGTGTTGACTGCTGCGGTGGCTGTCGATGTGCTTGTGTTTCTTTGGCTGTAAAAGAAAACTTCATAGCTGGCGCATTAGGGTTGCCGTCTTTGTTGCGTAGCCAACCGCTAACCCAGTAGTCAACACCACCTACTTCTGCATTTCCCTTGAAGTGGGGGTGTGTTTCACTTTCACGTTTATCGTTTTTCCAAATACCGCCCTTGTTTGAATTATCGTAATTACTCATGCTGCTTCTCCCTTAAAGGTTGCTTTTCTAATGGCTGCTTGTTGCTTGCCGTTTAACATATTCCATAAAGCCTCTTGCTCATGGCGTTTTAATTCACTCCATACAGCCTCAATGTCAGGCTCACAATCTCTGTCGTATGCCTCAACTAAGGCCACCATTGAGCGTTGAATCAAGGCTTTATCTACACGCTTCTTTGGCCCTTCTGCTGGCTGGCTTGCCATACCTTCTAAAGACATATCTGGTTCTGTGTTCGCTGGCGTTCCACCTCGATACATACCCAACTCACCATCATCATCAACACTTGGAATACCAGCTAGTGATTGCAATGCGTAGCGTCTAGCGTATGTAATCGCACTACCAGCCGCTTGTGGGTCGCGTTTAGTCATGGGCAACATATACTCGCTTTGTAGCCATTCGCCCGATGTGTGCATCAGCATGGTTGTTACGCCAACGTATGTTTCACCCGATACAGGTAGCTGTACAAAAGACAATCCGTTATCAGCAAATGGCTCTTTAACCACTTTGATAACGCTAGTCAGATCAGCGTAGCTAGATTTAAAAAATGGGTTTTTGCTTTCTTTAACAGCACCGCCCATTGCGGCTTGGGCTAGGCATAATGCCGTAGCCAGTTCTTTAATTGATTCACTTTGCTTCATACGTCACCTCTTTTTATTTCATCAACAATTTTTAAAGCAGCTTCTTTGTAATCTGAATACTTTTCAGCATTTAACTTTTCACTATATGGGTTTTGATATTCCCACAATTTGTGAAAGTCACTTAAAGCCTCTAAATAAATATCAACATTCATATTTGTACTCCACTAATAATTATTAGAGCGAAAAACAACCACACTTGAGTTGATGCGCTCATGCGGTCATTCCTATCCAAAACCAGATTGAGCAAACTGCCCAAATCAATATTCCAAGCGTGTTTATGACTAGCGTGTAACGTGAAATATTCATTACGCACCTCGTACATTTAAAAATTCTAAATTGGGTTTGGTGAAGGGTGCTGGCTTTGAGTTTTGTAGGTATTTAAAGAAGTCATAAACCCATGCCTCAAAATCACTTGCTTGGGCTAGGTCTGTTGCTATCTTGCCTTTGTTCTCGTTGAATAATGCGGCAGCAAATATAGAGGCGGCTAAGTCTGTTGTGTCAGCGTTCTCGTTAATGCGGTCTAAT